AGCGAGGGTAGTGGGTTCGCCCAGCTAACCCGAAATCGTCTTCGGTGTCTTTCGTTAAGTGTGTTCCAAACAGGAGATGGGATGATGTATGCTCAGGCCTTACCTGGTATTCAACTTTCGGGTTGTTATATTACCAGTTCAGGCAATTCTGACATGCGGAATCTCGCTGCTGAGTTAGCTCACGATAGCTTACGGGTTGAAGGCTCACCTGCCCTTCCCCTTCAAATGGCAATAATGGGCGATGATGCTGTGGAACCTCTAAACTTGGACCTCGAGGACGCTTATGCTCGCCTCGGTTTTAAAATCAAGGGAATTTCAATTTGGGAAGATGGGGTATACTCGTTCTGTTCATCGTACTTTGACAAGACATGGAAAGGGCAACCCGAATCCTGGAGGAAAACTTTGTTCCGATTTCTTAGCCACCCAGTCTCAGACCCCCACTTCAACGAGTGGCGGCGACAACTGGAGTATGACTTACGTCACTCTCCAAGTCTGAGCACAATTCTATCTAGGGTAGATCTAGACCTGGTTCGTCGCCGGTCTAAAAACTAATTTGTATCTTCAAGTACATTTAAGTTTTCTTACTCTCATCTCTAGTCCTTGTCTTTGGTGTTTCGTTGTTGGTAGATATGCCGACTCAAGAAGAATCTTTGGCGAAGGCCTATGCGCGTTTGGATCGGCAGGTGTCTGCTGGGAAGATTTCTTCCCAGCAGGCCAAGGTGCGGAAGTTGGACGCTCGTCGTTCAATTTTCGGTTCTGCTCCCGCCGCGGTCGTGAGACCGTCGGTGGCACCCGTCAATAGTGCGAAGAACGCTTCGGTGAAGAAGCAGCCTGGGACGTTCGTGGAGCAAATCCGCGTATGGTCTTGCAGCGCCAAGACCCTGGATTGGACCAGTAGTCTCCATGGGTTACTTTTGTTGCCCGAGGGAGTTACTGGCGATATTTGGGCGAATGTGTCCATTGCTTCCGTTTCTTGGAGAGGTTTTTCCTCTCTCGGACTCGGTCCCAATGATGCTCGGTTCGCTGTGGGGCTATGTCGTAACCACGACGTTAAAACGTTCGCCTCCGCAAGGAAAGCGATCGGAGCCCAAGTCGTCTCCTGCCCTCTTTCCGGTGAGTGGCGCTCAATTTCCTTTAGACAAGGGGATGAGCGTACCATTTTTAAGGATAGCAAGGTGGTCGAGTACGATGAGCCCCTGGCGGCCTTTATTTGTGGCGAGTTCTCCAAAGAGGATACCCCCGGTAAGGCGGATTTTGAAGTCCGGATTCGATATCTGGTCTCTGGAACCTTCCGGCCCGCTGGTGCCTTTTAGAGAGTTCTGAGTACGAGTGGTTACTGCATGAAGCGAAAGCAAGATTGTAATGAGGTCCTTGTAACATGTGGTGCGGTTGGCCGCCACAGTCGAAGCAATTTGAATTTAGTTAGTTTAGTAGATATTTCCCATGACCAATTTTAGGCTGGTTCGTTTCTTACACGAACTTGTATCCCGATAGGGCCCGCAAGGGTACGGCGGTTTAATCCAAAAAACACGGTTATTTGCTGACTCA